CCGCCAGCGGGCCCAACCCCCCCGCCGCGGGGGGGGCGGCGGAGGCAGCCAACGAGGGGCTCGGGGTATAATGCCGCCATGTACAAGAAACGTCTCGCTCCCCCCCTGCCCGCCGCCGATCTGGCGACGGCGGCGCAATTCACCACCACCCTCACCGCCCTCTTCGACAACGGCAAGGGGCGCGGCAGCAATTTCGCCGCCGCCCTGCCGCTGCGCGAGTCCGACGCCCTGCGTGTCCTCGTCGGCGTCCCCGACAACTGGCTCAGCGACGAGCGGCAACTGCTCTGCGAGGCGGTCTATAACCACGCCTTCGCCCGCCCGTTTGCCGCCCGTCCGGAACTGTGGCAGGCACCTGCCTGGCAGCCGCAGAACCCGGCGCGCGTCGCCGCGCCGCTGGCGGAGAGCGTCTTTGACGAAGCCTTCGCGCAAAGCCTCGGCATCCGCCTCTCGGTGTGGGAGAAAGAGATCCTGATTGCCGACCTCGGCAGCTACCGCCAGCGCCAGCGCCGGGGCGAAAGCACCGCCGATGCCAACCTGCGCTTCCTGATAGCGCTGGCGATGTTCGGCTTTGCCGACCCCTGGCAGTTTTTTACCGCACAAGGGGCGGCGGCAGGGGGGTATTAACAAAGGTTTAAACGTCTCAGTGCCACGCAAAGTTTTTTCCGACCCGTTTACCCCACCCCGCCTTTACCAGCCCTGAGAACGCCGCTCAGGGCTTTTTCATGCACTGACACCCGCCAGCCAGCCCCGCCTCCGTGCGGGGCTTATGCTTGGCCCATGAACAAGATTGCCCTCTACACGGCGGCGCTTGCCGCCAACTCCGATACGCCCGACACCATCCAGCTTTTCCCCGCCGGCACTTTTCGCTCGGCGGACGGTCGCCCTACGGACGCGCCGCACTGGCAGATGGACGCGGCGACCGCCGCCCGCCTCAATGCCGCGCTGGCCGCGCGCAAGACGCGCCTGCTGGTGGATTACGAGCATCAAACCCTCTACGCCCGCACGAATGGCCGCCCCAACCCCGCCGCCGGCTGGATCGAGGCGCTCGAATGGCAGGAGGGCAAAGGGCTCTATGCCCGCGTGCAGTGGACGGCTGCCGCCAAAGCGGCGATTGCCGCCGGTGAGTACCGCTACATCAGCCCGATGTTTGAGTACGACGCCTCCGGCGCCATCCTCAGCCTGTTGCCCGCCGCGCTCACCAACACCCCGGCACTCGACGGCATGGATGCGGTCACCCTGGCCGCTGCCCTGTCGCTGTTTGCCGCCCCCGACGAATCCCCAAAACCCGAAGAGAAAGATGACATGAACGAACTGGAGAAACTCTATGCCCTGCTTGGGCTGGATTATGACAAAGAGAAGGCGTCACTGGCCGCCGCTCTCGCCGCGCTGACCGAACAGCTTGGCGGGCAGACAACGCTAAAAGCTGCGCTCTCCGCGCCGCCGGACGCCGGCAAATATGTGTCCGTTGACGTGATGAGCGGGCTGCAAAAGCAGGTCGCCGAATTGCAGGCGCAATTAACGGCGCGCACTCAGGCCGACAACGCCGCGCTGGTCACCGCCGCACTTGCCGATGGGCGACTGCTACCCGCGCAAAAGGACTGGGCGGAGGGCCTGGCAAAAAGCAACCCGCAGGCGCTCACCGACTATCTCGCCACCGTCAAGCCACTGGCGGCGCTGACCAAGACGCAGACCGACGGCAAGGCACCACCGGAAGCCGGGAAAGTCGCGGCACTCTCGGCAGAGGAAATCGCGGCAGCGAAGATGCTGGGCATGACCACCGACGAGTACCAAAAAACTGTTAAAGGCGATGTAAAGGGGGATAAACCAAATGAATAAAACCGAAATTCTGAAAGCGCTCACCGCCGCTTTTCGCAAAGAGTTTGCCGATGGGCTGAAGCACCGCGAGCCCAGCTGGAACAAGGTGGCGATGCTGATTCCGTCCTCCACCCGCACCAACACTTACGGCTGGCTTGGCGCCTTCCCGCAAATGCGCGAGTGGGTGGGAGAACGCAGCATCAAAAAGATGGCGACGCAGGTGATGGCGATTGAAAACAAGCTGTTTGAGTCCACCGTCAGCATTCCGCGTGCGGACATTGAAGATGACCAGGTCGGCATCTACCGCCCCGTTATGAAACAGGCCGGGGTAGCCGCCGCCGAGCTGCCGGACAACCTCGTCTGGACGCTACTCGGCAAGGGCAAGACCACCCTTTGCTACGACGGGCAAAACTTTTTCGATACCGACCACGTCTGGTATGCAAACGAAGACGGCACCGGCACGCCGACGACGATGAGCAACCTCACCACCGGCACCGACAATGACGCGCCGAACTGGTACGTCATCGACGCCACCAATGTGGTGATGCCGCTGATTTATCAGGAGCGCACCCGTCCCGAATTCGAGGAAAAATTTGACCCGTCGAAATCGGACAAGGTCTTTTTGGAGGATCTCTACCTCTACGGCATCCGTGCCCGTGGCAATGCCGGCTTTGGCTTGTGGCAGCTGGCGCATATGGCCGAGAAGACCAAGTTGAACAAAGAGGCGCTGGCCAAAGTGGTCGCAACCATGAAAACCATCAAGACCGACGGCGGCAAGACGCTCGCCATCCGTCCCTCGCTGCTGGTGGTACCGCCCGCCCTCGAAGAAACCGCGCGCGAGCTGCTGGAGCAAACCATCCAGAACGGCACGACCAATATCTGGGCGGGGCGTCTCAGCCTGCACGTCGAGCCGCTGTTGGCGTAAGGAGGGCATATGGCAAAACGCAACGACACGCAGGACGCCGATGATGACCTCACAACCGAAATCACGGCAAGCGCGGAGACGCCGGCAGAAAACACGGACACACCCACGGAAAACTCGACGGAAACGCTATCCGCAGGTGCGGAGAGCTCGGCTGCGCCCACTGAAAACGAGGATATGTCCGCCGCAGACACGGCGGAACATCCGGCAGACGGTACCCCCGTCATCCTGGACTACGCACCAGAAGACGTGATGCAGGAGACGCTTCTCGCGGTGAAGAGCCGTCATGGCGCGCCTTACCGTCGCTGCGGCCTGCTGTTTGGCTCGGCCTTTGTCATCGTGGCACGTGCCCAGCTGCCGGATGACGGCGCCTGGGCACGGCTTGCCGCCGACCCGCATTTGGAGGTGCGCGTGGTGCCTCGCGGAGCGGCAGTATGAGTTACGCCACCCCCGCCGACATGCTCGCCCGCTACGGCGAGGCGACGATGGTCGGCCTCTCGGATCTAACCCGGCGCGGCGAGATGGTGGAGGCGACGGTGCAACTGGCACTGGATGACGCCACTGCCGAGATTGACGGCTATCTCAACCGCTACCGCCGTCCCTTTGCGACCGTGCCACGCATCCTCACCGTCTATTGCTGCGACATCGCCCGCTACCGTCTTGCTACCGGATTGCGTCAGCTGACCGATGACATCCAAGCCCGCTATGACGCCGCTATCGGCTATTTAAAGCTGGTGGCACGCGGACAGGCGGGGATTTCGGGGCTGCCGCTGGCGGGTGAGGTGGACACGGTCGGCGCGGTGGTGATGCAGACGCCGCCAGACAAGGTATTCGGTCGTGATAAACCTTGTTGAGGCCGCCATCATCCGTCGCCTCAGCCTCGGCCTCGGCGAGCTGGTCGCAGGCGTCCACAGCTACGGCGGCGAGATGGACGACGAGGGGATATTTCAGGTGGCGGTACAACTACCCGCTGCCTGGGTCGCCTTTGGCGGCTGCAAGAGCGAGACGTTTTCGACGGCGCGCAACAAGGACAAGGTCTTTGCCGATTTTGCCGTCATCGTCGCCGCAACCGCCGCGCGCAGCGAGGCGGCAAGCCGTCACGGCGGCGCCAGCCGCTGGGAGATTGGCAGTTACGACCTTGTCTATGGCGTACGCCGCTTGCTGTCACGGCAGGATTTTGGCCTCGCCATCGATCCGCTCACGCCCAAGGCGGTGCGACCACTCTTTACCCCGCAACGCGAGGTGGGGCGGGCCCTGTCGGTACTCGCCTGCGAATTTACCACGCATTGGATCGAGACCGCCTTGCCGCACGGTGCCTGGCCGGAGGTGGACAACGGCCAGGCGGTGGATGCCACCGACGACATCCTGCTGCGCTATCGCGGACAAACCCAAGCGGCAACATGGCTGGAGGCCGTCGGCACCCACCTGCACCGCCCCGCCGCTGACAACGAGAAACGTATGCCAACCCATATCAATCTGAGGAAACCATGAACAACACCATCTGGATTAAAGCGGCGCCGGGGCTATCCCTGCCGCAGGAGTACGCACCGCAGCGTCTGATTGACGACAAGCGCGCGGTCGAAGTCGAGGACAGCGCCTATTACCGTCGCGCGCTGGCCGACGGCGACATCATCCGCGTTGAGGCGCCACGCACCGCCACTGCGAAGGAGGCCGACAATGGCAAGTCCTAATATCAGCTTTGAGCAAATCCTCTCCAGCACCCGCAAGCCAGGGCAATACCTCGAATGGAATACCAAGCTGGCATTGCGCAACCTGCCGACCAACCGGCAAAAGGTGCTGCTGCTGGCCGCGCACACCGCCAGCCTCGGCGCGCTGACCGAACTGACCGAGGTGGTCAGCGAGGATGCCATCGCCAACCGCTACGGCGCGGGCAGCCAGGCGCATTTGATGGTGCGCGCCGCGCTCACCGCCTACGCCAATGCGGCGCTGTCGCTGATTACTATCGCCGACCATAGTGCCGGGGTTGCCGCCAAAGGCAGCCTGGTCATCAGTGGCACGGCAACCAGTGATGGCATCCTACGCATCACCCTTGGCGCCGCCGATACGTTGCTGGTCGCCGTTAATCGCGACGACACCGCCAAGACCGTCGCCGAGGCTGCCGCCAAGGCCATCAACGATACCACCAGCCTGCCGGTGACGGCAGCCGCCAATGACGCCACCATCAACATCAGTGCCAAAAACAAGGGTACCGAGGGCAACAGCATCACGCTCGCCGCCACGGTCAGCGCCGCCGGGATTGGCGTGCAGGCAACTACTCTCAGCGGTGGCGACGGCGACCCCGACATTGCGCCGGCGCTCTCGGCGGTGGCCGCCGAGGGGCATGACATCATCGTCTGCGGCTTTAACGGCGAGGAGAACTTGCTCAAGCTGCGCCGCCACCTCGAAACCGTCGCCAATCCCTATGAAAAACGCTGGGCGATTGGCATTTACGGGCACAGTGGCAGCCTCGCCCAGGCAACGACGCTGGCGAAAAAGCTCAATAACGGTTTTATGTTGTGTGCCTGGTATCGCGGCACGCCGTCGCTGCCATCGACACTCGCCGCCGCCTACGGGGTAGTGATGGCGAGCGAAGAAGACCCCGCACGCCCGCTGAACACACTGGCGCTGCCCGGCATCGCCGTCTGCGCTTCCAAAGACAAGACCCTGCGTAGCGAACAGGAGTCGGCGTTGTACAACGGCGTCGCGCCGGTGGAGACGGGCGCAGACGGCACCACCGCGCGCATTGTGCGCGCCATCACGACCTACGTCGTATCAAGTAACGGCACCGCCGACGAGAGCCTGCTGGATGTCACTACGGTGCGTACCCTGATTTACGTCAGCCGCGCCGTCACCCAGCGCATCGCCCTGCGCTTCCCCCGTGAAAAATTGAACGACAAGACAGCGCAGCGGGTACGGAGCGAATTGATTGACGTGCTGATGCGCTGCGAGGAGCTCGAAATCCTCGAACACGTCGAGGCCAACCTCGACAAGCTGCTGGTTGAGCGCGACAGCCAGAATCCGGGGATGCTCGACGCCCGCATCCCGGCAGACGTGGTCAACGGCCTGCACGTCTTCGCGGCGGTTGTGGATTTGTATCTGTAAGGAGGAAACATGAGCGTGGAATACGTGGGCAGCGTCACCCTGTATGTGGACGGACGCGAGATCGAATGCACCAAGATTGACGTCAAGGACTCGACCGGGCGCAAACAGGTCAAGACCATGAACCGTACCTACCGCGTCAAGGGCTTTACCCGTGGCGTCGGCGAGTACAGCGTGACCGTGTCGGCGGTCATCCCGACCGACGGTACCGCCATCGACTGGGGCGGCATCTCGGATGCGAAGATCACCCTCGTGCCGGATGTGGCCGGCGCAAAAAGCGAGAGCTATCTCGGCTTTTGCACGACCGAGGTCGGCGCGAGCTACACCGTGGACAACGAGGCCGTGATTGATATCACCGGCTTCGCCATCCGCCGCGTTATCGAATGATTGTTGAGAGAGAGAGGCTTGCCCCCGCAAGGGGGCTTTTTTAAAGCAGATTTAACGGGGTTTTTATGTACGACGAAAAAGACTTAGAGGCAGACATCAAGCGCTTTGCGGTGGAAGTTGCCGATGACGGACGCAGCGCCAGTGGTCGCCTGCTTTTCGGCGCGGATGTGGACGGCACGCTGCATTATGACTTTGCCTTGCGTCTGCCGACGCTGGCCGACCAGATGGCGGCGGAGGAGCGTGGACTGGCACCACTGGCACAATCCATCTATCTGACGCTTGCCAGCATCACCCGTCTCGGCTCGCTGACAGAGGTGCCGGATTACGAGGTGCTGCGCGCGAGCATCGCTGCCCCGGATTTTGATGCGCTCTACGCAGCGAGTGCCGCGTTGAAAAAAAAGCGGCTGAGTTTGTCCGACGCGGCAACCTCTGGCGCCGCCTGATTATGCGTCTGCTTGCCGCCGGCCTGCCTTATGACAGGGTCATCGCGATGAGCAGAGACGAGGCGCTGGCGTGGCTGGCCGCACTCACCCCACAAGAGAGCAGCGACAGCAGCGGCGGACGCACCATCATTGCCAAGAGACGGAGTCAGCATGGCGGGGAGTAACATCATCCAGCTCGCGATCCAGTTGCGCGACCAGGCCTCGGCGGCACTCGCCCGTCTGACCGGCCAGACCTCGCGCGCCAACAATAACTTTAACCGCGACCTGCAACGGCGCGGCCAGGCGTCGCGGGCGATGGCGCAGCTTGGTATTAGAGGCGAGCGGCAAATCCAGGCGGAAATCCGCGCCAGTGAGCGGGCGCTGCTCAATCTGCGCCGCAGCGGTATTGCCACGCAAAACGAGCTGGCGCGCGCCACGGAGCGGCACCGCTCGCGGGTGCGCGAGCTCAACGCGGAGATGCGCGGCACCAGCAAAGTAGCGGCCGCGATGCGCGGCATGGCCGCTATTGGCGCCGGCATTACCGCCGGCGTGGCGACACTAAAAAGCCCGATAGACCGCACCTGGGCGTTTGACAAGCAGCTTACCTACCTCGCCAACACCATGTACGAGGGCGGCTCTATTGCCGAAAAAACGACGGGTATTGCCACGATTAACGAGACCATCCGCAAGGCGGTGGCTTCCTCCGGCGGCTCGCGTGAGGACGCAGTGGCGGCGCTTGCCGCGATGGTGTCTTCCGGCGCGGTCAACGCCCAAGACGCGCAAACGGTGCTGCCGTCGCTGATGGCCGCCTCGAGCGCTTCTGGCGCAACCGCCGAAGAGGTGGCAACGGTCACGGTCAAGGCGCTGCAAAACGGCTTCAAGCTGGACGACATCCCGGAGTTGCTCGACCGCGCCGTCAAATCCGGCAAGGACGGCGGCTTTGAGTTTCGCGACATGGCACGTTGGTTGCCGCAACTGCTTGCGCAAGGGCAGGCAGTCGGTATGGCGGGTGACAAGGACAAATTCTCGCAAATCCTGTCGGGGGCACAGATTGCCTTTACCGCCGCCGGTAGCGCCGACGAGGCGGGCAACAACCTCGCCAATCTCCTCACCAAAGTCATCAGTGAGGACACCAAAAACAAGGCCAAAAACATCACCATCAACGGGCGCGAGGGCTTTGATTATTACAAAAGCCTTGACCGCCGCATGGCGAAGGGCATGAGCTCGATGGAGGCTTTTGTCGACATCACCCGCGAAGTGGCCGCGAAGGACAAAAAGAGCCAACAGCTCATGAAAGAGCTGGCGAAAGCGGGCAACACCGAAGAGGCGATTGCCATCCTTGAATCGCGCAAGCAGCTGTTTGAGGGCGCGGCGGTGTCGCAACTGGTTTCCGACCGGCAAGCCTTCGCCGCCCTTATCCCGATCATGAAAAACCCGCAGATGATGCGGGACTTGATGGAGGGACAAAAAAACGCGAAGGGAACGATTGCCCAGGACAATGCCTTTATCCTCCAGCGCGGCTGGGCGCAAGCGGAACGCGCCAAAGCACTGGCCGCAGACGCGGAATACCGTGCCATGAGTCCCGCCGCTGAAAAAGTCGGCGCGGCGGCAGGCAAAGCCGCCGCTACTCCCGCCCCCACACCCGGGGGGGGGGCGGGGGGCGCGCGGGCCCGCCGCCCGCGGCCGCCGCGCGCAGCGGCGGCCGGTGCGGCCGGACTGGCGACGATTGCCTTTGGCGGCGGTCTCGGCGGTCTTGGTGCTGCCATACGAGGCCTTGCCACGGCGGTTGGTAAGGCCAGTGGCGCGCTGGGCGTCTTTGCCGCCGGTCTCGGCGGATGGTCCTACGGTACACAGGTCTATAACAATCTGGACGAATCCGCCTCCGGACGCGAGTACGCCGACGCCATCGGCGAGGTCGGCACACGGGTGATGGCAACACTCGGTTCGGATTTTGCCCAGGATGCCATTGCACGGCGCGAAGCGGATGGCACGGCGCGCAGCACGGGCTTTTGGTCGGGGTTGTACGACGTCATCGGCGAGGGTGTCGGTCGGGCAATGGCGGCAATGGGTAACGACAATGCCCAAGGTTATCTTGAGATTAACGAGCAGCGCGCGGCGATGATTGCCGCCGAGGAGGCAGAGGCGGCGCGGGTGATGCGCGTCGCGGTGGACAAGCACGCCACCACGCAGGCGACTCAGGCGCGTGATATGGATGCAGCGGCACAGCGGATGCAGGCGGCAGCGGCAACGATGGAGCGCGCCGCCAGCCAGGCGCAGCGCGTCGAGGTGTCCGTGCAAAACGGTAATATTGTCGCGGCGCAGGCAGAGGCCGCCGCCCGTGACGCGCGACGGAATTAACCGCCCCGGCGGGCATCCGGCGGTGTTGCCGCGCCTTGTCGTACTTATGCGTACTGTCTGCGGCGCGGCGCCTTGCCGGCCTGCCCGCCGGCACGATTAATTCATCTAAGGAGATTTTATGAGCTGGCAGGAAACACTACTGGACGCAGCTTACAAAGGGGTGCGTTTTGACGTGACGGGTGACAATCTCGACGGCGGCCACGCCCTCAACGAGCACGCCTATCCTTATGTGGCAGGCAGTGATATTGAGGACATGGGCGCAGACGGTCTCTCCATCCGCCTCATCGCGTTGCTATGGGGCGACGATTATGAGCGCCGCCTGCAAACGTTGCTCAATGTGCTGCGCGAGCGCGGCGCGGGCGAGCTGGTGCATCCGGTGTACGGCAGTGTGCCGGATTGCGTGGTAGAGAGTTACAGCGCAAGCCATGACCCCGACCGTCCCGACAGCTGCGAGGTGACGATGACCTTCCGCCCGGCGACCGCTGCCGCGCCGTTTTTTGACCGCGAGCTGCCGGAGGCACTGGCCGACGGACTCGACGCGCTGGCAGAGCTGGCGCAGTTTGCGGGTTTGCAGGCGTTTACCGAGGCGCTGGCGCGGCTGGATGTGGTGCGAGGCCGGGTGCAGGCGCTCACCCGCGCCGTCAATCATGTGCTGGTCACGCTAGCGCAGCAGGCAGGTGCGTTGTGGCAGGGTGCGGTTGACCTCGCTCGCAGTCCGCGTCATTTTTTCGACGAGACGCGCGCCGTGGTCGGGCTGCTCTTTGCCCGCCACGACAAGGACAATGGCATCAGCGGTTGGCAGGCGGTGTTACGCAGCACCGATAGCGCCGTGCAGACCGTGCCGTCCTTACTTGCCACCGATGAGGCACGGCTGGATGCGGCTGCGACAGTGGCTGTTACCGCCGTCGTGGCGCTGATTGCGCATTGCGAGCTGGCCGCCGAGGCCGCTGACCGTCTTGCTGTCGAGGCGCAGTCGCCACAAATGACTCCCGCCGAGGTGGCGCAAATCGCCTCCGCCACCCGCGAGCGCCTGCAACGCAGTCTCACCGTGGCACGCGGGCAGGCACTCGCCGCTGTCTTGCCGGAGGGGCAGCAGATGGAGATGCAGCGGCGTTTGACGGCCATCCTCGCCGGCAATGACAGCATTGAGGTGTACGACGACCGCTGGCGCCCGCAGGCGGATTATCTCGCCGCCACCGCCGCGCTCGCCGATGCCCTGCGCACGATGGCGCAACAGGTGCAGCGGCAGGCATTGGCGGTGATTGTCCTGCGTCCGCCGTTGATCCGCCGCCGCGTCGAGGCCGACGGCAATCTGCACCTACTGGCACACCGCTGGTACGGCGATTACCGCCGCGCCGGCGAGTTGCTGCGCCTCAATCCGCAGCTGCGTTTGCCCTGCTTTGTGCTACGCGGGGAGGTGCTGTATGCCTATGCGCGATGAGCGGGTCAGCCTCGCCATCGGCGGCAAGGCACACGACGGCTGGACGGACTACGAGATTGATTCCGACCTGCTTATCCCCGCCGATGATTTTCGCGTCAGCCTGGCGTTTCCGGCAGAGGGGATTCCGGAGGTGGTGGTGCCGGGCGCGGCTGTAACGGTACGTGTCGGCGATGATGTGGTGCTCACCGGCCAGATTGACCAGGTCAACACCGAGACCGCCAAAGACGGCAAGCAGCTGACGCTACAAGGCCGCGACGGCGCGGCGGTGCTGCTCGACTGCTCCTGCCCGCTTTTTGACGCCCTTGATATGGACGTGGCGGCGATTGCCGAACGCATCGTCAAGCCGCTGGGCATCAGCAACATCCGCATCGCGGCTGAATCCGCCGGCAAAAAGAGCAAGGTGCAAATTGAGCCCGGACAGCGCGCCTGGGACGCCCTCACCGCTTACGCCGAGGCTAATGGCGTGTGGCCGTGGTTTACCCCGGACGGCACGCTGGTCATTGGCGGCCCCGATTACAGCACGCCGCCGGTTGCCGATCTGCTGCTGCGCCGCGACGGACGCAACAACAATGTCCTTACCCTCAACATCCAGCGCGACATCAGCGCCCGCTACTCCGAGATTACGGTGCTGGGGCAGAGCCACAAGGGCGCACGTGCCATCAAGGCAGTGGTGCGCGACAGCGAGGTCAGCAATCACCGCCCGCTGGTGGTGGTAGACGGCGAGGTAGACAGTCAGGCGCAGGCGGAGCGGCGCGCACGCAAGCTGCTTGCCGACAGCCGTCTGGCGGGGTTGTCCATCACCGCGACGGTGCAGGGACACCGCACCGATGACGGCACCTTATGGACACCCGGGCAGCGCTTGCGGCTGGTCTCCGAGCCGGACGGCATCGACGGCATCTATTTTCTGATGGGGCGCACCCTGCGCGGCGGGCGCAATCAGCCCACCGTCACCGAGTTGCGCCTCAAAGAGGACGGTGCCTGGGTGCTGGATGCCAACCCGCCCAAGAGCCAAAAAGACGGTAGCGGCCGCAAGAAAAAACGGCATAAGAAGAAGGCTAACGAGGCCTTGCAGGTCATTTAAGGCAGAGTTAAACGGGGGCTATATGGACAGCAAACAGGTGGACAGTCGCATCCGGCGCGCCCTGGACAGTGTGCGTCGTGCTTTTCGCGGCGCGGTGGCGCAGGTGGACAGCGGCGCGGCAGTGCAGCGTATCCAGATTGAGGGGTTGGCTGGCGAGACGGTGCAGGCACTGGAGCACGGCGAGCCGTGGGGATTGACCGCCAATCCGCCCGCCGGTTGCGATTGTTTTGTCCTGCCGCTGGGTGGCGCGACCAGTCATGGTGTGGTGATTGCCGTCGCTGGCGGCGGCGCACGGGTAATAGGCCTCAAAAGCGGCGAGGTGGCGCTATACAGCGCGCACGGTAGCACCATCGTGTTGCGTGAGGGCAATGTGGTCGAGATTACCGCGCAGACAGTCAAAATCAGCGGCGATGTGGAGGTCGGCGGTGATGTGACTGCCTCCGGCGTGTCGCTGGTGCATCACACCCACGGCGGTGTCCGCGCCGGCAGCGACAACACACAGCCGCCTCACTGACCTCTGCCAGGCGGTCGCGTGCGCCATGTCCGACGATAATGGCGCAATGGACGCCAAACTTAATCCGCGCACCGGCAGCTATATTGCTAACGGCCGCTGCGCCGACATCAGTAATGAAATCTACATCCGCCTGCTCACGCCGCTGGGCTCGTGGTGGGCCGACCCGTCTTTGGGCTCGCGCCTGCACGAGTTGCAGCGCGAGAAAGACCTGCCGCGCGTGATGGTGCTGGCACGGCAATATGCCGAGCAGGCCTTGGACCCCGTCATCAAGGGCGGGCGGGCGCGCCGCATCGCAGTTGCGGTCAGTCGTCCCGCGCGCGGCTGGCTGCTGCTGGCGATTGCAGCAGAGGATAACGGCGGCGTCGTCACCCATCTCAATCTGCGGGTGGTCTTATGAGTATCGCGAAAAATTTTGTGGAGGTGCGCGACGCCTATTTGCGCGACCTCGCCAATCAGGACAGTACCGCGCACACCCACGCCGGCAGCGATAATTTTGTCCGCGCCAGTGCCTTTGCCGCCGTCGCCGAGGGGCTGTATCAGCATCAGGCATGGTTACTCAAACAGGCGTTTGCGGACAGCGCCGACAGTGATTATCTCGAGATGCACGCCGTGCAGTACGGTATCTACCGCAAGGCGGCGGCCGCCGCCGGTGGTTCTGTCACCCTGCGCGGTCGTGATGGCAGCGTCATCCCTGCCGCTACCACATTTACGCTGGGCGAGGTGCGCTATCAAACCGACAGCGCCGTCACTATCAGCGGTGGCAGCGCCACGGTGCTGGCGCATGCCGTCCGTCCCGGTATTGCCGGCAACAGCGAGCGGGGTGGTGAGGGACGGTTGGTATCGCCACCGTCCGGCGTTGAGGCAGCGGTTACAGTCGGCGCCATGCAGGGCGGTAGTGATGCTGAGGATGACACCGCATTGCTGGCACGTTATCTCGACCGTCTCCGCTATCCACCGGCAGGCGGCAATGCCCGCGATTTTCGTCGCTGGTGCTTAGAGGTCGAGGGGGTGGCGGATGCGATGATTTTCCCGCTGCGGCGGGGCAACGGTTTCGTGGACGCGGTGATTTTGGGTGCTGAGGGACTACCCTCGGCGCAGACGCTGGCCGCTGTGCAGGCCTATGTAGACGAGCGCCGCCCGGTGACGCGGAAAAAC